ATCATACCTTGCCCAACCGGAACCTGCAAGCATCGAATAGTTGATGGGTACTGTCCCATGCAACTTTTGCGTGCAGTTGATGGTGTGAGTTGGTTGCCCGGAGGGATCGATGCTTGGCGTTACCGTAGGACGAGGAGTTTGACCTCGCCCGAAAGCTATGCCACGTATGATTTCCGGTCGATTGGCCCTTACCTTCCATACAATGAGTCGCTGTGTCCGAATCCTCAGCGAACACCTGGTCTCGGTTCAGATGATGAGCCGGAATCTGGTGAGGATATTGTCCTACAGTTTGGTAACCAGGCGGTGCATGTTGAAGTGTCCGCCGGGTTGCCTACTTTGGATAGTTATCCCTCAGCGCCGCCAGCTGCTAACATTCTCACAGCTGGGGGCGGGATCGAAGCCCCAGGTGGTGGGCGTCCTGCTGTCCCTTCCGACTATGACAACTGCTGTGTGGCAGAAGTCCAGCCGATTGGAACTCCAGACGCCATCTACTTGAGGCCCCCTCCCGCTGTGCCATTGAGAGTTCAAGATCGCCCCAAACCAAGTGGTCGGGGCTCTAAGAAGACTGCCAAGCAGCTCGCACGTGACCAAAAGCGGGCTGCTGCACATCGCCTCTCGAGTGGTCAACCACTCGGCCAGCTTGCTGGCGGTAAGGCTCCTAAGGGCAAAAAACCTAAAGGGGCAAAGGGGAAGAATAGCTCCCCAGCTGCCATTGGTGGCTCAAGCATAGGCGGCAATTCCGCTAATGCAGCTAGCCCGGGGCTTACGCTAGCCCCGGCCCCGCCTCCACCAGGGCGGGGACCACGCGCAACACGGGTGTACTTGTCGTACCTGTTAACCGGCACAGCTTCAAAATACATGCAGCAGGCCTGGCCAGGAGTCGAGTTCATTGTGGATATGCGTGGGGGAGTGCACTCGCATGGCGCACTCGCCTTTGAGAGATCCAAGGGTGAGGAAATGTGCCTGAGTCTCGCTCGTGAGTTGCAGCCGCAAGGCTGGATTCTCGACATCGGTGGGAATGCTACTCGCCAC